TGTGAACTATGCCGCCGGGATTGTTCAGGCAGAATTTTTTGAAATCAAGAACTAAAAGAAAGGATTGAAAGAAATGGTACAGTATTCAAAATTGACACTGACGGCGAAAGGTGCAACCCTAAACGCTAAAATGATAGCGGGTCAGACAGGGTTTTCCTTCACAAAGGTTTGTGCGTCTGACACTTCATACACAGAAGCACAACTTCCAAACCTGACTTCCCTTTCAGGAATCAGGCAGACAAGTCTTGTTTCAAGGGTGACAAGGACAAACAATGTGACGATACAGATCGAAACGGCGTTCACCAATGCGGGACTGTCAACCGGGTATTATATGCGTACCCTTGGACTGTATGCCCTTGACCCACAGGAAGGTGAAATCCTCTATGCAGTATGTATTGCTGCAAATGACAACTGCTATATGCCGCCGAACAACGGCGTTACTTCCACAGGTGCATACATCAAACTGATTCAGACGGTCGGAAACGCAAGCAGTGTGACCATGAATGTTGATCCGGGTGCGGTGGCAACCATTGGGGACATTGCCACACTGGAAGCGGAAATTTCAGACTTGAAAGGATTTGTCGGCTATACGGATGATGACATTTACGGCGTGGAAGTGGATTTCACCAACAGGCGTTTCACACGTCTTGCCGGGGCAGAAAACAAAACGCCGGGGGCAGCATTTGACAGTGTGGGTGCGTTTGGTGGACGTAGAAGGTGCATTGTTGCAGACAACGGAACAATCCTTGCATACTATGGGGAATCAGCCTTTACTACAACCGGAAAACTGGCACAGGCGGTTGAGAAGAACGGAACAACCTATGCAGTCGGGACAAATGTTCAGGTCATGGTATATCAGCCGAAGTTCTATTACAAGGTGATTCCTTTGGAACTGGAAAAGGTTGAAAAGGGATGGAAGATCAAAAAGGCAAGGTATTATGTTTCTGACATTCCAAAATATGGATTCAAACTTCATCCACTGTTTGAACGTGCGAGCAAAGAAAAGGAATACGTCCTTCTTTCAGCGTTTGAAGGGTCACTTTGGGACACGTCTGCATCCGCTTATATCACGGATGATTCACAGGTTGCAGACTTCACTGCTGATATGTTGTGCAGTATCGGCGGGGCAAAGCCGATTTCAGGACTGACCCAAAACCTGACAAGGGCAAACACAAGAAAACTTGCACAGAAGCGTGGTGCGGGTTGGGAGCAGCAGACAATTCAGGCGGCATCTGCTACACAGTTGTTAATGCTGATCGAGTTTGCGACATTCAATATGCAGTCTGCATTGTCAGCGGGCAATTCTTTCAAGACTGATGACGGTGCAAGCAACATGGCAGAAGTCACCGGGGCAACGGCTAACCTTGGGAACGCAAGCGGTGAAGTCACCAATGCAAACGGTATCAAGATGTTTTCATATCGTGGTGAAGAAGATTTCTATGCCAACCTTTGGAAGTGGATTGACGGACTGAACAAACTGGATCAGGTGGTTTACATTGCAGATCATGGTTTTGCTGATGACACAAAGAACGGCTATAAGGATGCGGGCATTGTGGCTTGTGATGCAAACGGCTATATCAAGGCATTCTGCTATTCAGAAGATTTTGATTGGTTGTTCATCCCGGCTGAAATCGGCGGTGATTCTGCATTGCCTGTTGGTGATTACTATTGGTATGCTGCCGGATGGCGGGTTGCTATGCTTGGCGGTCATTGGAATTACGGTGCGAATGACGGTGCTTTTTGCTTGTATCTGGTTAGCGCTTCCGCTAGTCGTAGTCGGTTTATCGGCGGGCGGTTGCTATATATACCTGACGTTGACCTTGCAGAAGAAGCGGCGTAACAAAGCAGCGTAACCAGTAAATTAGGTATCAGGAAAGTTTTGTTGATGTTATTGACGAAACAATGTAGGGCATTGTAAAGCAAAAAAGTTTCAAGTTGCTAAACTTGGCAGTAATTGGAATAACAGTGCGAATGACAGTGCTTTTTACTTGAATCTGAATAACACTTCCACTAATCGTAATCGGAATATCAGCAGGCAGTTACTAAATACACATAGCCCCAAGGGTATCATTTCCCCTTGGGGTTTTCTATATACTGTATTTCCTTGATACCATGCCACATGGCAAAAAATAAAAAATAAAAAATAAGTAAACTGTATTGGTAGGTTGCACCCATTCGTGCAAGTCGAAGGTTCGGTTTATGTGTATATAAAGGACGATCAATGAAACGGAAAGGAAATCTATTTGAACAAATCTGTTCAATGGATAACCTACGAAAAGCACATGAAAATGCAAAGAAAGGTAAAGGTTGGTATGAAGAAGTAAAACAGGTTGACGCTGATCCTGATAAATACCTGAACGCATTACAGGAAATGCTAAAAACTCACACATACCATACTTCTGAATATTCGTCTTTCTTGCTGAAAGAGGGAAAGAAGGAGCGCAAGATTTCATTGACAGTATCAGCACGGCTGACATTGAAGATTTGCGGAACATTTGGTTGCTTGACGAAGACATTGACGAAGAAACAGGCGTTCCGATTGGCAATTACTTTTCACAGTATTGTGGGAACTTTTACCTGACTTCCTTTGACCACTGGCTGAAAGAAGTCAAAGGCGTAAAGCATTATTTCAGGTACATGGATGACATTGTTATCTTTGGAAAGTCCAAGGAAGAACTTCACAGGTTGCGTGATGAAATAGAACAATACTTTGTGAATGACCTGAAATTGCACATGAAAGAAAATTGGCAGATATTCCCTTCATACATCCGTGGCATTGATTTTGTCGGATATAGGGTTTTCTTGAACTATACACTGTTACGGAAAACCACCTGTCTGAACATGGAAAAGAAGATAGTTACTATCCGGGAGAAAACCCACAAGGACAACAACCTGATGAACTATTCAGACTATTGTTCAATCAATTCGTATGACGGTTGGTTGAAGTCTTGCGACAGTTACAGGTTGGAACAAAAATATCTGTCACCTGTCAGGGGTGATGCAGATAGATACTACAAGGAAGTTATCAAACCCAAAGCAAAGAAAGGCAAGGTGAAGAAAAATGAAGAATTACGGAACTGTTCAGGCAGCGACCCCGCCTGAACCACTTGTGATTGACGATTATTCTGTTTGGAAGAACAGCAATGTCAGGGAAATCACTGTCAGCGATCCAATGACCGGGGACGAACGGACTGAATACCAGTATGAAGTCACGCAGTACACCAAGGATGAATTTATCATGCAGCAGGCCGCAGACATTACAGAAGCACAAAAGGCAATGTGTGAACTGTATGAAATGATTGCAAAATAAGAAAGGGGGGGAAATCAGGTCATGGTCAGAATCTATGAATCACTTATCATCAAGGGAGAAAAGACAATCAATGATGTTCCGGCAAGGATCAGGAATGACGTTAAGGCCGCACTTGTGGCAGACGGTTATCCTGATTTGGCTGACGGTTAAAACAAGGGTATAGAAATATACACAAAGTAAATTTAAGGCGTTATATGGGCTTATATGACGGTCATATAACGCCTTTTTGAATGACAGAAAGGAAGTGTGTAAATGAAAACAGGAATCTGTTCTATTATCGGCGTAGTTGGTTCAGCGATTGCGTCATTTTTTGGCGGCTGGTCAGCCGGACTTGGTACGTTGCTTTTCTTCATGGTGGTTGATTATATATCCGGTCTTGTGGTTGCCGGGGTATTCAAGGCATCCACGAAGACAGATTCAGGTGCATTGGAAAGCCGTGCCGGATGGAAAGGGTTGTGCCGAAAGTGCATGACGTTTGTTTACGTTCTGATTGCTTACAGGCTTGACCTGATGATTGGAACAAGTTACATCCGTGATGGTGTCATTATCGCATTTGTGGCAAACGAACTGATCAGCATTACGGAAAACGCCGGGTTGATGGGTCTGCCTTTACCCGACAAAATCAAGTGGGCGATTGATGTATTACAGAAAAAGGGAAAGGATGGTGCAAATAATGGCGAAGAACACAGTTGACAAAGTGATCAAAATTGCGGCGGCAGAGGTCGGTTATTTGGAAAAATCAGCGTTGGCATATAAACAGAACCCTGATATTATCTATGAAAAGACAGCGGGTGCAGGAAAAGACAACTACACCAAGTATGGAAAGGAAATGCACAAGGTCTATCCGGCGGTAATGGACTTCCCGGCGTATTGGTGTGATGCGTTTGTGGATTGGTGCTTTTACAAGGCGTATGGCGTAACCAACGCAAAGGCACTGTTAGGGGGCAATTTTGACGATTACACAGTTGCATCCTGTCAGTTGTACAAAAATAAGAATGCACTGGATTCCACACCGAAAAAAGGATCACAGGTATTCTTCACACGCAACGGTCAGGTGTCAGGCTGTCACCACACAGGTCTTGTGTATGCAGTGGATGGTAACTACTTCTATACGATCGAAGGGAACACGTCAGGTGCATCCGGTGTTGTTTCTAACGGTGGTGGGGT